GCAAGGTCTCTACCGCGCTATCCTTGACGCGTTAAAGGAGGATGACTTCCTCTCACGCGTGATCGGTTTCGATGACCAAATCCCTAATAGGGAAATGGCACGCGAGGGATCCCTCAGCGGGGATCTCGCCACACTCGATTTGAGTGAGGCTTCCGATCGTGTTTCCAATCAGCATGTTTTGACCATGTTGGAGGACTACCCCCATTTGTCTGGGGCGGTCCAAGCCAGCAGGTCTTTAACAGCTGATGTACCTGGGCACGGCTGTTTAGGCCTGTCCAAGTTCGCATCTATGGGTTCAGCTCTCTGCTTTCCCTTCGAAGCAATGGTCTTCTTGACCATTGTCTTCTTAGGGATCGAGAAGGAGCTAAGTGCCCCATTCTCTTCCGGAGCGGATTTTAGTCGCTTTCGGAAGCAGGTGCGTGTCTTTGGGGATGACATCATTGTCCCCAGAGATAATGTGCTATCCGTTGTCGACGAACTCGAGTACTTCGGTTTTCGAGTAAACGTCGGCAAGTCTTTCTGGACCGGAAGGTTCAGGGAGTCTTGCGGAAAGGAGTACTATGATGGCGTGGACGTTAGTATCGTCCGCGTTCGTCAGGTACTCCCAACACAACGGCATGACGCGTCAGCGGTAATATCCGCGGTTTCGCTCAGGAACCAGGCCTATTGGTCTGGTCTCTGGCAAACCGCGCGGTGGTTAGACGACTATCTGGGAGAGCTCTTAGAGCACTTCCCGAATGTCGCCCCCACCTCCGCTGTGCTCGGTAGAGAGACTGCTCTCGGATATGAATTCCGGAAGCTACACTCTCGAACGCAGAGCCCCTTAGTCAGGGGCTATATAGAGCGTTCCCAGGCTCCGTCCGATCCTTTGGACGGCCCTGGTGCCTTGCTCAAGTGTCTCAGCAGGAGGACTCCAGCGGTTCACCCCCGGGGTTTTGCCCCGAAAGAGGACCGCTCCTCCTACATCGACGCCGAAAGCGTTGATGAGAGTCACTTGGAGCGTTATGGACGCCCCAAGCGCGTCAGCATCAAGCTTGGGTGGATCTCGCCGTTCTAATAATGGCGAGCCGGGGCTTTTTACCGACCCCGGGTGGGAG